CGCTTTGACAACGGCAGCGTGTCGTTAGACGGGGCAATCTCATCCAAGGGCTTAAGCGATGGAACGTATGACATCTACTACTGGAAGCCAGGAATGACTGGTGTCTTAGAGGGTGACATGCTTGTCAGAAACAACAGGACACCGGAGGGCGCATACTTTGGGGCTGTTTTTACGCTTAAAAACTCCACTACAACTGATCGGGTTTACAAGGTGGAAAGCCTGTCCTACGCCGAGGATGGTCTGGTGGAAGTAGCCGGAAGCCACGTCCCGCTGACGAGTAGCGGTACGCTGGAGGTACTGAACTGGGCCAGCAACCAATTCATTGAGGTCTCCTACTGATGCCTGCGGTTTCTTTCCCTAACATCAAGCCATCGGGCAGGCGATACACGCCAGGCGTATTCCCGCAAACGGAGTTCAAATCCCAAAACGGCACGCTGACTGTGCTGCGTTACGGCAACCGCCGTGTAGATTCAACGCTTTCTTTAGAGTTTCGGAACATCACTGACGAACAGGCCGCGCTGATCCTCGCCAACTACGAGCAAGTAAACAAGACTTGGAATTATGTAACCTTCACGAAAGCCACTGGAGCGTCAGGCGCGTCTGGGAATTTAGTGGGGTATTTGGCAGAGACAAACGGATCAAGCCTGCGCTGGCGCTATTCCCGTCCACCTGAAGTGACCAGCGTTTTCAAGGGCCGCAGCACGGTGCAATGCGAATTTACTGGATCGTTGGATTAAAGCATTAGAATTAGGGCAATGTCCGCCTAGGTCGAAAGCTCATGGCCAGCGTCTATACCGGCAAAGATGGCGCCTTTAGGTTTGCCAACAACAACCAAGTTAGGGCACGCAGCTGGACCGTGGAGTCCACTACGAATGTCTTAGACAAGTCTGAGTTGGGCAGCGTTGCCGTCGGAAACATGGTTGGCCTGAAAAGCTATACAGGCACAGCCACACTGGTGTATTACAGCAACGACACCAAGATCAGTGCGATGCTGGAAAAGGTTTTTAGAACTGGCGAGACAGAGGCTGCTGTTGCTGAGTTCAAGTGGGGCACTGACAGGATCGTGAGCTTCTCCGCGATCATTACCAGCGCGACCATCTCTGCTTCTGCAGGCGAAGTGATGACCGCCGACATTTCCTTCACGGCCGAGGGCGACCTTGATCAAAAAGTCGTTTAATCGCAAGATCTAAACCTGAGGTTTGCATAACGCTAGACTATAAGCATTGTCCTCCGGCTTTGGCAGATGACGATTTACACAGGCAAAGACGGCTCTTTTAAGTTTGGTGGCCAAACTCAGATCCGCGTTAAGAGCTGGTCAATTGACGCCAGCTTGGCAATGCTTGAAGTCACACGCCTTGGTGATGACGCGGTCCAAAACGAGGCCGGTTTGAAGAGCTTTACCGGCAGCGCGACGTTGATGTATCACGACGACGACACGACCTTGTCGAGCATGTTGGACAACATCTTCACCAAGGACGAGCCAACCAAAGCGGCAGCGATTTTTGAGTGGGGCGCTAAAAGGATCAAGTTCAACGCCTTTATCACCTCAGCGACTTTGGGGATGAGCACTGGGGAGATCATGACGGCTGATGTCAGCTTTACGAATGCTGACGACCTTTCCGCAATCACTTTGTGATCAATGGCTGTACTGCTTGGCGAAATCGGCAAGATTGAGCTTCGCCGTACAAACTTAGAAGATCCGATCACGGCAACCATCAAGCCGTCAGACGTAAACGCAGATAAGGACCGTTTTAGCTTTGATTTCCCGCTTGGTCTCCTGATTACAGGGGATCAGGTCGAGATGAAGACAACCGATGGAACGCTGCTTAGCTTTATCACAGCAGGCGGCTGGCCAACGAACCAAGTCTATAAAGACGGAATTTTCTATATTTTCGTCGATGAGGTTGGCGCGATCCGCCTTTACCTAACTTTTGACGAAGCGATCTCAGGCGAAACGACGGGCCGCATCGATCTGGTAGTGCCAAACCGTGACATTCCCATTTCTGTCAATGTTCGTAACAATAACGAAAGGATCCTCGGGCAAATAAGCAGCTATGAAGTCAACACGCAGAGAGAAGCCATTGATGTGACTTCGCTATCTGACGAGTTCAAGCGCGAGTATTCAGGGCTGGTTAGCGGCAGTGGCCGCATCACCTGCTATTTCGACTATGAGCGGCGGTTTAACGATGCGTTGATCAAGGGCGAGTCAGCGGGTGTCGTTGAGATGCCGATTTACATGAATCAGCTTTTGCTCCGCACCAAGATCGGCAGCGAGTTTTGGGCCAAGGTGACTTTGGTGGGTCGCGGCATGAAACCCGGCGGCAGACGTGAGGATTTTGACGATGAGGTCTGGTACGAGTTCTATGCCCGAATCACAAATGTTGGAATGACCTTTACGCCAGGCGAACCAATTGAATCAACGATTGAATTTGTTACAACTGGCGAGATTGCATTGCGTACACGCTTCGTCTCGAATTATCTGCTACAGGAGCAAAACGCTGACCGCATCCGTCAGGAAGCGAACCAGTCCGGCTTCATCGAAGTTGAACAGCAGGATTGATCTTTTCGTAAGCCCTAGAATATGAGGAGCACATTGGTCGAGTAGTCCGTGGCAGACCTCAGAATTTCAGAGCTTCCGGTCCTTGCTCAAGCGGATGCGGAAGCCGGTGATGATATTGCCGTCGCGGATAATTCGTCGAGTGAGACCCGCCGCCTTACCATCAAAGGTTTAGTTCAACAGGGCGTTGTAAACCTGATTGATGATGCCGTCATCCCAGGTGGCAAGCTAGTCAACGACAGCATTACAGCAACACAGATCGCAGCAGATGCGGTCACCGCATCGGAGCTGGCCGATAACGCCGTAGACACAGCGGCAATCGTAGACGACGCAGTCACTAGCGCAAAGATTGGTCCGAGTGCTGTTGACACCACGGCTCTTGCGAACTTAAACGTCACCACAGCAAAGCTTGCTGACCTTAACGTCACAACCGCAAAGATCGCATCTGACGCGGTCACTACCGCCAAGATTTTAGATGGGGCGGTCACCACTGCAAAGATCGATGATCTTTCGGTCACCACAGCAAAGCTTGCCGACCTCAACGTCACAACTGCAAAGGTTGAAGACGCTGCAATTACGGGCGCAAAGATTGCGGCAGACACCATCACTGCGGCGAACATCGCGCCAAATGCCGTTACCGCTTCCGAGCTAGCGGACGATTCAGTCGATACCGCAGCAGTCATCAATGCTTCCATCACGGGAGCCAAGATTGCCGCTGACACGATTACTGCCGCAAACATTGCAGCGGATGCGGTTGGCGCGTCCGAGCTAGCCGACGATGCGGTAGACACGGCTGCAGTTGTCGATGGTGCGATTACCACTGCCAAGATTGCCACTGACGCAGTAACTACCGCAAAAATTGTTGCTGACGCTGTTACCTCAGCAGAGATTGCTGACAGTGCGGTTGTAACTGCTGCGATTGCAAATAACGCAGTAACCACGGCAAAGATTAACAGTGGCGCGGTCACGACGGCGGAAATCGCTACAGACACAATTACCGCCACCAATATTGCAGCAAATGCCATTGGCAGCTCAGAGCTTGCTGATGACGCTGTTGATACGGCCGCTATTCAAAACAATGCAGTCACCAGTGCAAAGATTGCGGATGACACAATTGTTGCTGGCAACATTGCCGCCAATGCTGTTACCGCCTCTGAACTTGCCGACAACGCCGTAGATACCGCTGCGATTGTCGCTGGTGCGGTCACTAGCGCAAAGATCGCAACGGACACGATTACTGCCAACAATATTGCAGCCAATGCTGTAACGGCCTCTGAGCTTGCAGATGATGCAGTAGACACCGCTGCAATTGCAGACGATGCAGTTACCAGCGCAAAGATTGCGGATGAAACGATCGTTGCGGGCAACATCGCACCAAACGCGATTGGCGCATCTGAGCTTGCGGACAACGCAGTCGATACTGCAGCGATTGTAAACAATGCCGTAACAACAGCAAAGATTGCTGATGCTGCGGTAACCAGCACTCAGATCGCCGCCGATACTATTGTCGCGGGCAACATCGCGCCAGATGCCGTTGGTGCGTCTGAGCTTGCAGATGATGCTGTTGACACCGCAGCGATTGTCGATCTCGCAGTTACGACAGCAAAAATCAACGATTTAGCAGTTACGACTGCAAAGGTTGCTGATGACGCGATTACTGAGGATAAAGTCGCTGTCAATGCGGTCTACACGGATTCAATCCAAGCTGTTTCCGTCACTACAGGCAAGATTGCAGACGATGCAGTCACTACCGCAAAGATCGGCCCTGATGCGGTTACATCAGCAGAAATTGCGGATAGTGCTGTTGTAACAGATGCGCTTGCTGCGAATGCGGTTACAGCGGACAAGATTGCGGCAGACACAATTACTGCTGCAGAAATTGCCGCTGATGCCATCACGGCATCAGAGCTTGCGGATGCTTCTGTTGATACTGCCGCCCTGGTTGATGCCGCCGTGGTGGGTGGCGTTGGCGTTGGAGCGAAGATCGCCCTAAACACAATCACGGCAGACAACATCGCTGCCGATGCTGTTACGTCTTCAGAGTTGGCTGATGCTTCTGTTGACACAGCTTCAATCATCGATGCTGCAGTAACCGGCGGCACCGGCTTGGGTGCAAAAATTGCACTAGACACGATTACCGCTGACAATATTGCCGCAAATGCCGTTGGTGCATCTGAGCTGGCCGACAATTCAGTTGACACTGCAGCAATCGTTGATGCTGCTGTCACTGAGGCAAAGCTCGGCGCAAGTGCTGTTACCACAGACAAGATAAACGCGTTTGCTGTAACAAACGCAAAAGTAGCCACAGATGCAGTAGCAACCGCAAACATCCAAGACGCTGCTGTAATCACTGCCAAGTTGGCAAGCGGCGCTGTCACTGCCGCAACTATTGCCACTGACACGATTACGTCCTCGCAGATCGCAGCAAATGCGGTTACTTCCAGTGAGCTGGCTGACAATGCCGTAGATACCGCAGCGATCGCCGCCGGGGCAGTAACTGGCGCAAAAATTGGAGCCGACACAATCACTGCCGATAACATCGCGGCCAATGCCGTTGGTGCATCCGAGCTGGCTGATGATTCAGTAGACACGGCGGCTATTGTTGACAACGCCGTTACATCAGCCAAGATTGCAACGGACACGATCACTGCAACCAACATCGCTCCAAATGCGGTTGGCGCATCAGAGCTTGCGGATGCTTCTGTTGATACTGCTGCTTTGATCGATGCCGCTGTAGTTGGGGCGAAGATCGCCCTAGACACAATTACGGCGGACAACATCGCTGCTGATGCTGTTACAGCGTCTGAGTTGGCAGATGCCTCTGTTGACACCGATGCGATTATAGATGCTGCCGTTACAGGGGCCAAAATTGCGGGAGACACCATCACGGCAACCAACATTGCCGCCGATGCTGTTACTGCATCTGAGCTTGCCGACGATGCGGTAGACACAGCTGCGCTTGTTGATGCAGCCATCACTGAGGCAAAAATCAATGCCAACGCGGTTACCACAGACAAGATAAACGCACTTGCCGTAACGAACGCAAAGGTCGCCACAGATGCAGTAGCAACCGCAAACATCCAAGACGCTGCTGTTACAAACGCAAAACTTGGTGACCTTTCCGTTACAGCGGCCAAGATTGCAACTGATACGATCACCTCGTCCCAGATTGCAGCAAACGCAGTTACCGCCAGCGAGCTTGCAGATAACGCTGTTGACACTGGTGCGCTTGCTAGCGGAGCTGTAACTAGCGCGAAGATTGCAACTGACACGATTACCGCCGCCAACATCGCACCAAACGCAATCGGTGCATCTGAACTTGCAGATGATTCAGTTGACACTGCTGCAGTTGTTGCCGCGTCAATTACAGGCGCAAAGATCGCAACTGATACGATCACCGCTACGAACATCGCGGCAAATGCCGTTGGTGCGTCTGAACTTGCGGACGACTCAGTTGATACCAACGCGATTGTTGACGCTTCCGTAACGGACATCAAGTTAGCCGAAGGTATTGACGGGGCAAAAATAAGCGACGATACGGTGACAGCGGCAAAGATCCCCACTGCATCACTGGATCGCGGCCTGGATAAAACCAGCGGCAGCATTGGAATTACAAACTCTGTCACTGGAGCGACTCATAACGGCATCACATTTGATGACCAAGGGTTGATCACTGCAACATCCGATCTGCTGCCTGCTGATCTACCCGAAGCGACCGCGACAGAACTTGGCGGTGTCATTGTTGCTGCTGATTCAGGCTTGGCCGTCACTGGTACGGGCAATATCAGCATTGCCAATTCCATCACGGCGGCAACCGTGTCTGGCTTCACGTTTGATGAATTTGGAAGCATCACAGCCGCAACGGCACTCGTTGGAACAGATTTACCTGTTGCCACAACTACAACTGTTGGTGGTGTCATTGTTGACACGGCAGGTGGCTTAGAGGTTGATGCTTCAGGCAATATCAGCTTGCTGGATAGCGGCGTTGTTGCAGGCAGCTACGGCAAGATGAC